TATTCAACTCGTAAATATGGGTTAGAGGAATACTTTGCTAAGATACCCCACAGTAAAGAGTTTGATCAGCCGAGAAAACAACACATGTGGGAAAAGTCTTACGAAATCTGTAATGTGACTGGTGATATGATCAAATGCCCCAAAGATATCGATGAGATTCGATGGGCAACTAATGATTACATCTACACCGTGGAGTCGCGTTTACCTAATGATTGGTATACTGTTAATAACCTTGGCATTTTGAGTCTTCACGAAGTTCTCAATGGCGTCAAAGAAGAGGGTATACCACCCATGGATTTGTCTAAGTCAGCTGGTATAACTACAGCTGGTGGCTTGACACGCAAGGGTGGACCGAAATCACAATGGACAGAAGAGTTGGAAGATGGCACGATAGTTTTGACACCAGATTTTCAGAAGGAATATGACGAAGTTGAAAGACGTTTGGATGATCCTTCTTCTGATAATCTTGTGATGTTTGTTTTTGATCTTTTTGCTAAAGACGAACCTAGAGCTTTGAGTGACGAAGGTGTCCAAAAGACTTTTAGACCGATTTTTGGAGGGGAATTCATCTCATTAATATTTGAGATGAGAGTTCTCCGACGGTTATTTACGGCTATTGCTAAGCAGCCTTTTTATTTTGAAATGGCGCTTGCACTTTATTCTCAACGCGACTGGGATGCTTTGCGTAAGTATCTTGGTATGCATCTTAAGGAATCTGAAGGGAAGTTAGCTTGTGGCGATTTTGTTCATTTTGATCAAAGTAAAGATTATTTTGAGCATTGTTCTGAAGTTTTTACCTATATGCATTTTCTTCGGCGTTCTAATGATTTGACGTCTAGAGAGTTATTGTTTGCTAAGAAGGTCTTGTATTCCATTGCATTTGCCGGATTCAACATGAATTCAGAGTTAATAATAGCAATGTTGGGTGCCTCAGGTAAGTTTGGAACGTTTGCTTCTAATTGTATCACGTGTAGTGTTAGGATTAGGAGAGCCTGGAAGATTAAATACCCATCTGTTGGGGATTATGGTGTCTTCGCAGAGAACGTTAGACTTGTTACTGGTGGTGATGACCATGCAGTTGTCTCAGTTGGAAAACTTGATTTGGGTATGATGGACATGTATAGAGCTTTTACTCCTCAGGGTATTGGTTACACCGACCCAGAGAAGAAAGTTCCAACAGTTAATTTCACCAAGTTTGAAGAATTCGAGTTCTTCAAGAGAAATATGGTTCACGTTAGTGAACTTGGTGTTAAAGCTGATTTTTATACTGGAGCTTTAGATAAGAATTCTATTTATAAGACGCTGACTTGTGGTCAAAGAAAGATTATTGGAGAAGACACGAGTATGGCTCAAAGAGAATTGTTTATGCAATCGTCCATGACCTGTCTTGCAGAGGCTTTACTTCATGGTAAGGAGTATTATGAAGAGGTCAGGAATTCCCTATATAGTTTGTTTTGTGATTGGGGAATTGAAGATTGGTTGAGACCAGATGAGTTTGCTCCATATGAAGCTAGAATTGGTGTTTTTATTCATGATATGCAAGAATTAGCAAAAGAGAGGAATCTTGATACTGTTCCCATGGTCCGGCCCCCTGCTTAAAGCAGGGGGCCATAACGGTGATCCGCCACCTGTAAGTGCGGGGAAACGTAGCGTCAGAATCCACTTCTACGTTTTTCTTAAAGAAGGATCAATGTGTCTGAACTCACTTTAATAATAGTTCTCACAAGCACTAGATTTACGCCATCACTTTTAGGAACAAGAGACGCCGATTGTGGTCAAGCGAAAGTGCTCTGTAGATATGTAAATACTCTGACGCAGAATGATCTGATCTAGTCATCTGTTTGTGTACATAGATTGCAGCAAAAATGAATAATATTGCAATAACATCCGGCGAAAAAGACGCCGGACCAACTTTGACGTTTCAAGAAAACGTCGACACCGTGCTCAATCCTGTTGATTCTTTAGTAGATAAAACTAGGATCATTGCACAAGACTCCGCTGATCTTTCCAATCTTACTGAAAGAGAGATTTTAATCACTACTCTCACTTATACAGTTGGGAGTACTACGGTGAACAACGTTGACCCTTGGTCGCTCTTCATTACGAACAAAAGAGTGATAAATAGGTTAAACAATTTCCGTTGTCTCTTTGGTAAAAAGCTTAGGGTTCGCGCTGTTGTAGCAGCGAGTCCTTTTGCCTATGGAAGGATCATTATAGCCTACCAACCATTTAACGCACATGACAATTGTACTAAGATAACTTCAAGTTTTACGGCAAATGCAATAGTTCTCAGTCAAAAGCACAATGTAGAGCTTAGCATCACAGATGGTGAGACAGCCGTTATTGAGTTACCTTTCTTGTGGCCAGAGGATGCTATCGACCTTCAGGTTGATCAGCTTTCAGAGTTGGGTAAGCTTATAGTTTACCCACTTTCACCTCTCGCTCAAGCGAATGGTTCAACAGCAGGAATTACGATAGCGTTTTTCGCTTCTATGGAGGGTATTGAAGTTCATAGACCTACTACGGTTAATGCTTTTAATTTGGTCAACCAGGCCAGACCCTCAATTGAAATTCCTTCTAGTCCAATTAGGTTGCAGATTGCATCTCCTAGAGATGTCAACATTACCTGTGGCTGTTGTGGCTTTCCTGGATACAGGAAGTCTATTACAGTTCGCAGGCCTGAACCTTTGATTGAACCACTTCCTTTTGTTAATCAGGCAAGAGAACTCGGGACGATCTCCAGTACATTGGAGGAAGTCGCTGACGTTGTTGGTAGTGCTAGCCAGATTCCTATTGTTGGGAAGTATGCTAGCGGAGCGAAGGAGGCCCTTTCAATGGGGGCTAAGGCAGCACAAGCCTTTGGCTATAGTGCGCCAGAGGACACGAGACCACTCACTAGAGTAGTACCGCGTCCTCTTCCAAGTATTTCACATGCAACAGGTTTTAATGATTATAGTAAAAATACTTTGGATCCTATGCAGGCAGTTAAGATGTCTTCGGAAGTCGTTGGATTTCAAGACGATGTTGGAACTAGCATGACCAAAGTTTGTGAGAAAGAGTGTATTGTCTCAAAGTTCACCTGGAATATAACAGACACTGTAAACAAGTGCCTTTGGAACACAAGGGTGACGCCTAATATGGGCTTTTGGGATGGTACTTATCGATATTCGCCACCTAGTGAATTTGCGATGATGCCTTTCGACAAGTTTCGGTTTTCAAACTGTTTTACTATAGACGCAGTTGCGAGCAAGATGCATAGAGGCAAGTTGCTTATTCTATATGATCCCTCTTATATAGCCGCTGTTGAGCTTAACGTTCTTACAGGGGTTGTTTTAGATTTGGGTGATAGTGGGGCGACTTGTATGGAAGTCAGAATCCCTTGGTCACAACCGTATCCTTTAGCTTACAACCCATTACCGGGAACTACTTACAACACTATGGCATATTCCACCACCGCGATTACGTCTTCGGATGAAACTAGTAACGGTGTATTGGGTGTCTATGTGTTGTCACCTCTTAGTACTACTAGCGATACTGCTGGTTTATCAATAGAGGTTTTAGTACGTTCGAAGGTTTGTGAGCCGAAGTGTTATGACCTTTCCTTCCATGAGTTTGCTACCATGAGTTTTATCAACCAAGCTAAAGAAGCGACCGTTTGTGATGTCGCTCAAGATGATCACAAGGTTAGTGATCTTCTTTCTGAGTTTGGTGGTGAAGTTTATGATGACTTTCTTGCGATTTGTGCAAAACCCATGTATTCTTATGTGAACATGCATGACCTTTCAAACACAGATGTCACTAAGTATTATACCACAAATTCTTATTGTGCAAGGATGCCCCACCCACCCTGCCGCGGTGTTATCGCGAGTGGGACATACGTCTTGCATCCTGATGGTTCTACTGGAGCCACAAACGCAAATAAGAACATGACTGCTGGCTTAAATTATTATGCCCCTGCGTATGCAATGTGTAGAGGGGGGGTTAAGTATATAGCCAATTACAGTAAACGTGGTCCAAATGCTGATAAGCTGACCATGTTGGTTACTAAACAGGGTAGACAGACACCAGTGAAACCTTCAAAGCTCAATTATGATTATTCAACAGGAGCGGCCAGTACCGCTCCTGATGCAGCTTGGAACACTTATGGTGCTAACCAGCTTTTCTTTGCAAATTCATGTGGTAGTTATGGCGTTGCGGCCATTAATCCCACTCTTTCTTGGGAATGCCCATGGCAGTCTAAACAAAGATTTCGCATTTGTAGAGAAGTGAAACCTATTAGTGATTACTCACTTTATGCTGGTTCAGCTGTGTCTGGAACCCAAGGTTATAGGACTTACTTGACAGTCCCAACCACAGGAACTAATACAACTTTTGCTACAGCGTTTGTGGCAGAAGAGATCTTCACAGCTAAGGGCGAAGATTATGCACTTTATTGGTTCCAAGGCATGCCCGCTTGGACGTTGTGGAACGCTTGAGTTTCCGCAACTTTTCCTCGGTATGGTCCTTCCATACCGGTTCGAGAAAATCTTAGGAGATTGGTTTTAGAGGCCCTCAACGGCCCACGGCGATATTACATCGCTAACAGGTGAAAGGACACTTCACCTTGTACATATGTGTCCACAATAGGGACCCCTGCGAGACGGGGGATTATTCCCTTGTAAATAAGGTTTGCTCAGTGTGAGAGCCGTAGACGAAATGAAGTTTTCAATTCAGTGCGGTTTTCGCGCTGAAGGAGTTTTATTCATGTAGTCTCGACTTTTATTATGACGCTGGCACTCCGTTGTCT